GGTTACCTTCCAAAAACGTGGGCAATTTAGGGTAACCCAACAAGATCGTGCCCTGCAAGCACGCGGGCCAGGAGTCGCACCTGCGCGCGGACGGGTCGTCCACGGCCATGCGTGGCAAGGACGGCGAGGTCGGCGGCTGGACGCACACCCGATGAGCCGCCCCCGATTCAAACATTCGACCCAGACGAGGCCACCAATGGAAACAGAACCAGCGGTGGCCTTTCTGTTTCTGCAACCCCACCCCGGCGGCGTGTCATCAAGAGCCGCTGGTTGTCTTGAGTTTTTTCATAGGAGCATGTCATGAGTCTTGCCACACGCATCGAAAGCCTGGTCATCCGGGTCGCCCAAGAGTTCAACGATGTCCGCGCCAAAGCGGGAAACCTCGCCAACCTGAACACGACCGACAAGTCGAGTCTGGTGGCCGCCATCAACGAATTGCAGACTGCGGTGCTGTCTGCTGCCGTGATCAACGATGAACAGGTCAGTGCCACCACCGCCTACTCGTCGAACAAGATCGTTTCCTTGCTCGATGCCCTCAAGACCGAGATCTTGGGCGGTGCCGATGCGGCTTACGACACTTTGGTCGAAATCCAGCAGTTGCTGCAAAACGGCACCACTGGCCTGGATGCCTTGCTGGCAGCGGTCAACAACCGTGTGCGGTACGACGCGGCCCAAACCCTGACCGAAGCAGAGCAACTGCAGGCGCGCTCCAACGTTGGCGCAGCCGCCGCCGTCGATCTGGGCAACACCGACACCGACTTCGTGACCATCTTCGAAGGGGCTCTGGTCTGATGAGCCTCGCCAGCCGCATCGCCGCGTTGGCCGATCGGGTCGGGCTGGAGGTCAAGGCCAAGATCGAGGCCAGCCATCCAGGGGTGGCTCGGGCATGGGTCTGCTTTGGCTACGTGGGTAACCAGATCGTGTTGCGCGCCGCGCACAACGTGAACAGCGTGACGCGGTCGGCAGCGGGACGTTACCGCGTTCGTTTCGATGTAGCGATGGTTGACACGCAGTACTGCTGGGTGGCCCTGGCCCGAAGCAGCGTCGACACCGGCACGCAACGGCTGGCCGTCATTCGCGCCAGCGCAGACGCCAAGACCACCCAGTACGTCGACGTGACTTGCGCCACCACTGCGACAAGTTTTGCGGATTCCTCAGAAATCAACCTCGTGGTGTACCGCTGATGGCCTACACAGAAGCCCAACTCCAAGCATTGGAGACTGCGCTCGCTAAGGGCGAACACCGAGTCAGTTTCGGCGACAAGACGGTCGAGTACCGCTCGGTCGACGAAATCAAGGCCGCGATCCGCGAAGTGAGGCGCTGCATTTCTGAGCAAGCAGCAGCCACGGGTCTTTGGCCGGGCCCGCCGCGCCAAATCCGGGTCACCACCTCCAAGGGGTTCTGATGGCCTGGTATTCGAAGATTCGCAGCCTGTTCGGCCAGCAACCCATCCACGAGGCGGCTGGCCGTGGCCGCCGGTCGTTGGCCTGGATGCCGGGCAATCCGGGCGCGGTCGCCGCGATGCTGGCGACCAACACCGACTTGCGCATCAAGAGCCGCGACCTCGTGCGCCGCAATGCGTGGGCGCAGGCCGGAATCGAGGCCTTTGTCGCCAACGCGGTGGGCACAGGCATCAAGCCGCAGAGCTTGTCCTCGAACGAGCCGTTCAAGGCCGAGGTGCAAGCGCTGTGGCGCGACTGGACGGAAGAAGCCGATGCCGCCGGGCAGACCGACTTCTACGGCCTGCAGGCGCTCGCCTGCCGAGCGATGCTTGAAGGTGGCGAGTGCCTGATTCGGTTGAGGCCTCGCCGCCCGGAAGATGGCTTGGTGGTGCCCTTGCAGCTCCAGTTGCTGGAGCCCGAGCATCTGCCCATCAGTCTCAACACCGATCTGCCTTCGGGCAACGTCGTGCGCTCTGGCATCGAGTTCGACAGCCTGGGGCGGCGCGTGGCTTACCACCTGTACCGCTCGCACCCGGAGGACGGGCGTCTGGCTCCGATGTCGGGCCAGGGTGGCATGGACACGGTGCGCATCATTGCTTCGGAAATCATCCACCTGTTCCGGGTTCTGCGTCCGGGCCAGATCCGGGGTGAGCCTTGGTTGTCGCGGGCCCTGGTCAAGCTCAACGAACTCGATCAGTACGACGACGCCGAGCTGGTGCGCAAGAAGACCGCTGCGATGTTCGCCGGGTTCGTGACGCGACAGAACCCCGAGGACATGCTGCTGGCCATCCGTGCAGGCCTGATGAGTCGCTCGGAAGCCATCGCTGCCTTTGGCTACGACGCCGAAGACGTCGACCGCGAGATCGCCGCCGACAACCAGCGCGCCGATGACCTCGGCTTGATCTTCGACTCCGACCCGCGCCGCACCTCCAAGGACGGCGGAAGCGCCGAGCCGAACAAGAACGCTGCCGACGCCACGCAACCCGGCAACTCCTCGTCCGCCTGAAGGATTTTCATGACCCTGCTGCCCCACTTGGCGGCACGCCTCTACGGTGTGCCGCTGGCGATCCATCGCCCAAAACTTGACGTGATCCTGGCCGTGCTCGGCCCCCGGATCGGCTTGGCTGATCTGTCTGCGCCCTCGGGCTTCACGCCGCCTTCGCGTCAAGCAGCCACCCAGACTGCGAAGGTCGCGGTCATCCCGATCCACGGCACGCTGGTGCGACGCACCGTGGGCCTGGAAGCTGAATCCGGCTTGACCAGCTACGCCGGTCTCACCGCCCAGTTGGACACCGCACTGGCCAGCCCGGACGTCGCCGCCATCCTGCTCGACGTCGATTCGCCGGGTGGCGAGTCGGGCGGCGTGTTCGATCTGGCTGACCGCATCCGTGCGGCGTCCAGCATCAAGCCAGTCTGGGCCGTGGCCAATGACATGGCCTTCTCGGCGGCCTACGCATTGGCGTCTGCGGCCAGCAAGGTATTCGTGTCGCGCACCGGTGGCGTCGGCTCGATTGGCGTCATTGCGATGCACGTCGACCAGTCCGAGAAGGATGCCCAGGACGGTGTTCGCTACACAGCGGTCTTTGCGGGCGACCGCAAGAACGACCTCAACCCGCACGAGCCCATTTCCAGCGAAGCCCACGCCTTTCTCAAGGGCGAGGTCAATCGCGTCTACAGCCTGTTCGTCGAGACGGTGGCCCGCAACCGAGGCATCGATGCCTCTGCCGTGCGCGACACCGAAGCCGGGCTGTTCTTCGGGCAAGCCGCCGTTGCCACTGGGTTGGCCGATGCCATCGGCACCTTCGACGACGCGCTTGCCCAGCTTTGCGAATCCGTTTCCCCACTCCCGAATCTGGCGGCAAGCCACTCGGGCTCTTTCCGCAACCTCCAGATGGAGTCATCAATGAATGATCGAACCGACCCCGCTGCTCCTGATCGGCTTGCTGCTGATCCTGCTGGCAGTTTTTCTCAACCGGCGGCCGCCACCGCCATGACCGTGGCCGATGCAGTAGAGGTCGCCCAGACCTGCACCCTGGCCGGGCGAACCGACCTGATCGCGGGCTTCCTCGAAGCGAAAGCTTCACCAGCCAAGGTGCGCAGCCAGTTGCTGGCTGCGCAGGCTGAAGCCAGCCCCGAGATCGTCAGCCGCATCTCCCCCGATGCCGCTGCTTCCACCGCCGCCAGCAACCCGCTGCTCGATGCCGCGAAGCAGCTCGCCGCCAAGTCCGCATCACTGAAAAAGGAGATCTGAGATGCCCACCGTGTTTTCTGAATCGATGAACCTGGGCGACCTGCTCAAGTACGAGGCCCCAAACCTCTACTCGCGCGACCGCGTCACGGTGGTCGCGGGCCAGACCCTGCCGCTGGGCGCGGTCGTCGGGATGGTCACTGCCAGTGGCAAGGTCAAGCAGATCGACCCCTCGGCCACCGACGGCAGCCAGTACGCCGCAGGTGTGCTGATGCAGAAGTGCGATGCCCATCTGGCGGATCGCGATGACGGCCTGATGGTGGCGCGTCACGCCATCGTCGCCGACCACGCGCTGCAGTGGCCCACCGGCATCACCACCGCCGAACAGCAGGCGGCCGTTGCCCAGCTCAAAGCGCTGGGTGTCCTCGTTCGCCAAGGAGTCTGACCATGCAGAACATCTTCGAAAACCCCGCCTTCTCGATGTCAGCGCTCACCGCCGCCATAAACTTCCTGCCCAACAACTACGACCGCCTGAGCGCAATGGGCCTGTTCGTCGACAAGCCGCAGCGCTTTCGCTCGGTGATCGTCGAAGAGCAGAACGGTGTGCTCACGCTGTTGCCGACCATGCCCCCAGGTTCGCCCGGCACCGTGGGCGTGCGCGGCAAGCGCAAGGTGCGCTCGTTCACCATCCCCCACATCCCGCACGACGACGTGATCCTGCCCGAGGAAGTCCAGGGCATCCGCGCCTTCGGTTCCGAAACGGAACTGCAGACAGTGGCGGGCGTAATGGCGCAGCACCTGCAGACGATGCGCAACAAGCACGCGATCACGCTGGAGCATCTGCGCTTCGGTGCGCTCAAGGGCTTGATCCTCGACGCTGACGGCAGCGTGATCTACAACCTCTACAACGAGTTCGAGATCACGCCGAAAACCTTCACCTTCAATATCGCCGATCCTGAGAACGGCTGGGATGTGAAGAAGGCTTGCCTGGACGTCGCCCGGTACGTCGAGGACAACCTGCAAGGCGAACGGATGAGCGGCCTGCACGCCTTCGTTGGCGAGGACTTCTTCGATGCGCTGACGGGGCACGACGAGGTCAAGCTGGCCTACAACCGCTGGCAAGACGGACAGGCGCTGCGCACCGATATGCGCGCGGGTTTCACCTTCGCCGGTATCACGTTCGAAGAGCATCGCGGCCGCGCGGTCGCCCCGGGCAGTGCCGTGCGTCGACCGGATCGAAATCGACGCGACATCAGCCGACTGGCTGATCACGCACGGCATCGCCAACCCGGAGCCGACTGTCCACGCCCGAGAACCCATCACTGACCTTGAACCCAAACCCCTCCAACGCAAGGAACCCAAGCAATGAGCACCTACGCCAGTTTTCAAGGCCGCGTATTCCTCGGTAAGCGCGACATCGACGGCCTTCCCATCGAAGTGCGCTCGCCCGGCAACGTTGCCGAGCTGAAGCTCTCCCTCAAGACCGACGTGCTGGAACACTACGAGAGCCAGACCGGCCAGCGCTCGCTCGATCACCGGATGGTCAAGCAGAAGTCCGCCACCGTGAACCTCACCATCGAGGAGTTCACCAAGGAGAACCTTGCGCTGGCCCTCTACGGCAACCACGTCGTCGGCACGCCGGGCACGGTCACCGCCGAGCCGGTGGGCGGTGCCACGCCGATTGCAGGCGACCGCTACTTCCTGGCCCACCCGAAGGTCTCGTCCCTCGTCGTCGTGGATTCGGCTGGCACGCCCGCGACCTTGGTCTTGGGCACCAACTACACCGCTGACGTGGACTTCGGTGCCCTCCAGTTTCTGGACACCACCGGCTTCACCGCGCCGTTCAAAGCCAGCTACACCCTGGCGCAGTTGCGCGGCTTCGTCGCAGCGACCGCACGCACCGACGCGGCACGCGATGCGCGGCTGCTGTCAGTGATTGCCATCGGCACACGCGGCGATGCCCGCCACCTCGACCAGACCCTCGACCGACTCACCGACAAGGCCGCCGACCGTGCCTGAAGACCATGCGCATTTCCGTCCAAATCGATAGCGCCGCAGCCCAGGCGCAATTGCGCCGCTGGGGCGGGGAATTCCGCGTCAAGGTCAAGAAGGCGGTGTCGCGGGCGATTGCCAGCGAGGCGGTCGAACTCAAGCAGGACGTGCGCAGCCACGTTGCGAGCCAGATGGCCGTGGTCAAGAAGTCCTTCCTCAAGGGCTTCACCGCCAAGGTGCTGGACAAAGACACGAACCGACTGCCTGCGCTCTACGTGGGTTCGCGCATTCCGTGGTCGGGGATGCACGAGACCGGCGGCCAGATTGCCGGGCGGATGCTGATTCCACTGAACGGTCGGGTGGGCCGCAAGCGCTTCAAGGCGCAGGTGGCCGAGCTGATCGTCGGAACCGTGAAGGAGAAGGGTCAGCCAGACCAGCCCGTGGTGCGGCGGGTGCAACTGATCAGCGAGAACACGCGCGTCCTGGTGGCCGAGACCTGGAGCGACACCACGGGCGCGTACCGGTTCGAGCTGATCGACCCGGCCCAGAGATACACCGTGGTCAGCTACGACCACAAGCAGATGTACCGCGCCGTGATCGCGGACAACCTTCACCCGGAGATGATGCCGTGACCGTTGCCATCACTGTCGAACACAACGAGGCGCGGCTGACGGGCACCCTTGCGTTCCTGGATGCGGGCAGCAGCCCGGCGCGTTTGCGCATCTACGGCGGCACGCGACCGGCTACACCGGCGACGACGCCGACGAGCGCGATGCTGGTCGAGATCAGGCTCACCAAGCCTGCAGGCACGATTGCAGGCGGGCTCCTGACGCTGGCGCAGCAGGAGGATGGCTTGATCACCAGCACCGGCGTTGCTGCGTGGGCGCGGCTGGTCAATGGCAACGAAGTCACGGCGCTGGATCTGGACTGCAGCGGCACCGACGGCAGTGGCGACGTGAAGCTGGCCAGCACCAACCTCTATCTGGGTGGTGATGCCCGGATGGTGTCGGCGATCCTGGGGTAGACCGTGCCGAGTGCATCCAGCGAATTGACGCTGGCCGCTACGCTGCCAGCACCCGAAGTCAGCATCGCGTTCGGCCCACCTCTGGTTAACCTGCTGTTCGATCAGCCTGCTGCCAGCGACGCCAACTTGGTGTTCGGCGCGGGCTTCGTCGCACCGCGCGACGACGTGGTGGTGCTGGCCA